TAAATAATAAAAAAGAAAAATAATAAATAAAAATAATAAATAAAAACGAAAACTTCGTGTGCGAAAATTTCGGATCATGTTTTGCCTAATTTACTGAGTAGAATTGAAGGTTATTTTTCTTGACTTTTCAACTGCTAGGTGTCATACTTGACGGGAGCGATAGGTGTATTTAGGGAGATAGTTAAATGTTAATAGATGAGAATGAGGCAAGTAAAAGATTAAATAATCCTCTTAATTTAATTAATAGGATGAAATCTGGGATGTTAAGTAATAATAAGAAGAATGATGCTATGTCTTTGTTTGTAAAGGTTAAAGAAGAATCGGTTGTCTTGCCTTCTGATAGAGTTGAAATACACTCATTTAGTTCTCCACTTAGTCCAATTCAAAGAAGTCTGCCAGTAGTTATTCCAGCCACTAACAAGACAACTGAATCTTCTCCTTCATCTGATGACTTAATAAAAGACTCTGAGAGTCGAATTAAATTAGCAGTAGTAGAAGGTTCTGCGATTGATTTGTTAACAACTTCATTGGTGGCATTAAAAAGGAAGGTGGACAGTGGAGATATTAAAACGTCGTCTATACCTTCCGTTATTAGTGCTTCGAGTAAAGTTATTACTGAGATTCGTAAGGAAAGATTAGAGCGGGATAAAAATAAGAGTTCTAACGATACTGTTCATTATCATTTCTATTGTCCAGAGCCAAGAAAGATCGAGACATATGATGTAATAGAAGTCACTGGATAATGAGTGATATCAACAGTGAGGGAATGGGTTTAATTAAAGAGATTAAACCTACACTAAAACAGGAAGCCTTAATACAAGTTCCTGATGAAGTTTTTGAAGTTCTTTACGGTGGAGCAGCGTATGGGGGGAAGTCATTCATTCTTACATTATTACCCCTTATACGTGGATGGTATAAGTATCATGGCTTTAGGGGAATTATCTTTCGGCGTAAGTTTCCAGACCTAGAAAAAGAAAACATTCGACTTTCTAAAGAATATTATCCCAAGACCGGGGCTATCTATAATGAAACTAAACATACTTGGTTTTGGCCAGCGTATAATAGTTACATTGACTTTGGTCATATTCAACACAGTAAAGATATATACAATTATGATAGTAGCCAATATAATTATGCCTTCTACGACGAATTAACTCACTTTGAACAGGGTAGTTACTTCTATATCGTTGGTAGTAGGGTTCGTCCTTCTTCTGCTTCTTGTAATATTGCTGTTGTTAGGTCTGGTTCTAATCCTGGTGGCATTGGTCAAACCTTCGTCTACGATAGATTTGTTAAACCATGTGAGTCAGGTTTTAAGTTAATTAGGGATACCAAGACCGGGCTGAAACGAATATTCATTCCAGCATTTATTCAGGATAACCCATATGGTTTGGAATACGATCCGGACTATGCTAACAAACTTGAGTTACTTCCTGAAGCTGAAAAAAGAGCCAAAAAATATGGTGATTGGCATGCGTTTAAGGGTTCCGTATTTACAACCTTTAGACCAATCCCATTTCCTGGTGAACCAGATAACGCATTGCATGTTATTAAACCATTTAACATTCCCGAATGGTGGCCCAAAATATTGTCAGTTGACTGGGGAAAGAGAGCTATGTGTCATGCAATGTGGGCTGCAATCTCCCCAGATAAAAGAGTTTATATTTACAGAGAGCGCACATGGAAGGGAAGAGATATTCCTTTCTGGGCGAGTGAAATAAGAGAAATAAATGACGAAACAAATGAAACTATTACTTTTACTGTAATTTGTGGAAGTGCCTGGCAAGAACGAGGAACTGAAACAGTTGCAGATCAATTTCAGCGTTATAGCGGATTAGTTCCAAATTCTTCTGAGAATACTTCTGGAAGTAGAATTGCTGGCTTACAGACTATTCATGACTTTCTTAGATGGGAAAGTAAAGTTCCTTTAAAGTCTAAAGAAATCTTTTATGATATTGATAAAGCAAATCGAATTTTTCGTCTATATGGAACAGAAGAATTACTTAAATACAGAGAACGCTTTCTTGATGAAGCAGATGAGAATAGCATTCCAATCTTACAGATATTTAATACTTGCACAGTCCTTATTGAAACAATTCCTCTTTGTATTTACAATGATGATAAAGGAGATCCTGAAGATATTCAAGAGTTTGATGGTGACGATCCTATTGATAACTTGCGTTATCTTTGTAAGACTACAAGGAAATTCATTGACGGAGAGCTTGGATTAGATATGGAAGTTGCTATTGCAAAGCAGAAGATTATATCTGATCTTGAGAAGTCAAATGATATGACTAGATTTTATAGACAAATGGAAAGAATTGAAAAAGGTGGTGGTAATTTGATTCATATTCCAGGCTTAGGTTTTACTCCAGAAGGACAATCAATTATGAGGAGAAGTCGATTTGCGAGAAGGAGAATGTAATGGTAAGATTATTATTACGATTAATGAGGATAACAGATTTTGAAACTTGTAAGAGCTGTGAAACTCTAAAGCAACAACTAGATTTGGCTAATACTGAAAAGAAAGAAATGATAGATACACTTATTCAGCTAACAAGGCCAAATGTAGTTGTTGCTTCTGGAGAAATTAAAGAACTAACTAATGTTCAGAGTGCTAGGACAACATTTAGTAGACGTAGAGAAAATCTAGAAAAGTCTCATAGGGTTGAAAAGAATATTAGAGAAAATTCTCCATTCATTGCTAAAGAAGTCCGGGCATCTGTTAAAGACATTACTCCTTCTTCTATTGAAGATATGGAAAGTAAGTTAGGTTTGGTTGATGAAGGTGGAGATAAAATAAATGCCGGGTAAATCTAATTCTAAATTCATTGGACCATCTAAAGAAGTATCTAAAGAGTTTATAGATAAATCTGCTAAGAACTCTAAAACTATCTTCAATTTGAAGAAGAAGAAAAATGGCAAGCGGTAATACAGGTAAATATACAGAAACTGATCCAATTAAGATAGACTTGAAGACTGTCTGTGATGCTGCATATAATGAGGATATTGAAACACGGCAGGCTCAAGTTCGTTATTGGAAGAGACTTAAGTATTATTGGAATAATTTCTCCCAGATTTTCTGGTCTGAACAAGATGGATCATATTTAATTAATGGAAGAGATGATGTTGGTGGTGAAGGAAGCACAGATCAAAGTTATTATGATAGACCTGTTAATGTATTCAAAGCATTTTTAGAAACAATCATTGCAGCGTTAAGCGTAAATATTCCTGCTGTATCATGCGTTCCTGATGACGCTGATAATCCAAATGATATAGCTACAGCAAAAGCAGGAAACAAAATATCTGAGCTTCTTTATAAACACAACAACGCAATCTTCCTTTGGTTGCAGGCTCTATACATTTATTGCACAGAAGGATTAATTGCCTTTTATAATTACGTCGATGAGGATAAATCCTACGGAATATACAAAGAAAATAAGTATAAAGATGAAGATGTAACTGGATACTTCTGTCCAAGCTGTAAACAACAACTTGATGAAGAAATGGTAATGCAAGCTAAGTTAGTTGCAGAGTCATTACAAACTGAATATGATCCAGGTGAAGTTAGTGAAATTGAAGAATTTGAAGATGATAAACCTATTAGATTAAATGAGGCCGAGTTACTCGAACCAATAGTCTGCCCGGGATGTGCTGTCGCTTTAGATCCTTCGTTGCAACAATCAACTTTAAAGATTCCGCGTTTAGTTGGGCAGGTTGATAAACCAAAGTCTAGAATTTGTGTTGAGGTTTATGGTGGTTTGTATGTTAAGGTTGCAAACTATGCAAGAAAACAAGCTGATACTCCTTATCTTGGTTGGTTCTTTGAAACTGCTGCTGTTAATGTTTTAGAAACTTATCCAGACCTTTGGGATAAAATTGATAAGTCTGGATTCTTTACTCAAGCTAATGATCCTATTGAACAATACTCTCGATTAAATATTCAATATAGAGGAACAATTCCTGATGATAATGTAAGTGTTAAAACATTTTGGCTTAGGCCGGCATCTTTTAATTGGTTAGAAACTAAGGAAAAATCTAATGCAATGAAGGAGAAATACCCTAATGGTTGTAAAGTTGTTATAGTTAATGATGTAATTGCTGAACATTGTGCTGAGAAGTTAGATGATCATTGGACTTTAACACAGAATCCAACTTCTGATTATCTTAATCATGAACCTTTAGGTGAAGTTCTTGTAAACATCCAAGATATTATCAATGATTTAATATCTCTTACACTTCAAACAATTGAGCATGGAATTTCTGAAAACTGGGTAGATCCATCTGTTGTAGAAGTTAATGCAATCAATCAAAGAGAAGTAGTACCTGGAGCTTATACACCCACTAAAATTGTTTCTGGAAGTAAGAATATCTCTGAAGCTTTTTATCAAACTAAAGCAGCATCATTATCACCAGAAACTTTTCAGTTCTATAAGATTGTTCAAGAATTAGGACAATTTGTATCTGGTGCTTTACCAGCTATCTTCGGTGGTAATATGCAAGGTGCTGGTGGTGAAACTGCTACAGCATATGCACAAGCTAAAGGAATGTCTCTTCAACGTCTTCAAACTCCTTGGAAGATGTTAACTATTGCTTGGAAAGGTGTATTTGGTAAAATTATTCCTGCTTATATGAAGATTATTCAGGAAGATGAACGAGTAGTAAAGAAGGATGCACAGGGTAATTTTGTTAATACATTCATTAGAAAATCAGAACTTGTTGGTAAGATCGGTGATATTGAATTAGAAAATTCTGACCAGTTACCAATTACTGACGAACAACAAAAAGATTTAATTCTTCAACTAATGAATCTTAATAACATGGAAGTAATTGAAGCTCTTATCGCTCCTGAGAATCTTCCCTTCATTAGGAAAATTGTCAGGATTCCTCAATTCAGATTACCTGGCGAAGATGATCGTCAGAAAGAATATGAAGAGATTGAGGAAATGGTTAATGGAGTTCCTATTCCAGATGAAATGGCTGGAGGATTTGTTTCATCGGTTCCAATTGATCCTATTCTTGATAATCATAAAGTAGCTGGTGAAATTGATAGAGGTTGGTTAATAGGTGAAGCTGGTAGATTAGCTAAAAAGGAAAATCCTGAAGGTTATATGAATGTGATGTTACATTTTCAAGAACATACTGCTGAATTAAATAGGCAAGCTGCTGTTATGGCTATGACTGCTGCCGCTCAGAATGAAACAACTGATCCTAATACGAAGGGTCAAAATAACTCTGGTTCTAAATCTAAAGGTGGACCAGAAAAAATAAAGGAACAGGCAAATGGCAACGTCCCCGTTCAGTAATCCTTTTGGAACTAAAACTGAAACACCTAAAGATACTACTTTTGTTCCTTCCGGTAAAGGAAAGACTGCTGATGAAATTGAAGATTTACTAAATGTTGAAGATGAACCTAATGATAAACCTAAAAATAAAGTTGATGATGATGAAGAAGATAAAGAAAAAGATGATACTTTAGAAAGTAAAATTGATGATAAGGATGAAGAAGACGATGATGAGGAAGAAGATAAGAAAGATGATATTAAATTAAAGGATGATGAAGAAGATGATGAAGAAAAAGAAAAGTTAGATTTAAAAGAAGATAAAGAAGAAAATTTAGATGTTCCTCCACGCAAGAAGGATATTTTAGCTAAGTATCCTAAATTCTTTGAGGAATTCAAATTCTTCGACAAGATGATGTTCCGTGATAAAGCATACACGGAAATGTTTGGTTCATTTGATGAAGCTAAAGAAGTATTTAATAAAGTTGGCCGTTTGGACGAATTTGAATCACAACTTCTTTCTGGAAATATGAAAGATGTTCTTGCTACTGTTAAAGCTACTAATCCTAAAGCATTTGATAAGATTGTTGATGGTTACTTAAATCAATTAGCTGAAGTTGATAAATCTGCTTATGATGATGTTATTCAGAATTTTGGCAAGCGTATTGTTGCTGGAATGGCTGATGAAGCTAAGAGAAAAAATAATGAAAAATTAAATGAAGCTGCTAAAGAACTATATGAATTTCTTTTCGACGAAGCTCCAGAGAAAGCAAACCTCAGTATTAAAGTTCGTTCTAAAGTAGAAAAATCTGAGGAAGCTGAAAAATTAGAAAAAGAACGAACTGAAATTTTAAATGAAAGATTTGAAACTGCAAGAGATGGTTTAACTGTTAAAGTTGATAATGTTCTGAAAGCTACTATTAATGAACATATTGATCCTCGTGGTGTTATGTCTGCCTATGAAAAAAAGAATGCTATTAATGAAGCTCTTAATAGACTTCATCAAAAGGTTGCTCAAGATACAAATTTTAGAAAGAATCTTGACCGTCTTTGGAGATCAGCTTTTGGCGATAAGTTTAGTGAGAATTCATTAAATGGGATTAAGAAGAGTTATCTTGGTAAAGCTCGTGGTTTGATTGCCTCAGTTATTAAAGATGTTAGAGGCGAGGTATTAAAAGATAATCGTTCTAAAGGTAAATCTGAAGAAAAAGAAGAAAAAGAAACAACTCTTCGTGAACCGAAGAAAAATGTAAACGCTGGCAGGCCACATCAGCAAAATAATAACAAGGCCAACGAACGTAAACCGGGTGAAACTGTTGAGGAGTTTTTAAGTAGAGATTAAATAAAATGGCAGCTGTTTCTGAATCTCAAGTAGCTGCTACTGAATTAGAACGTGTTACTCCAAAGGTCACTACAGTCTTTGAGAGTGATGATATGTTCTATAGTAGCATTAAGAAGCGTAATGTTGAAGTGGTATCATATAGAGAAATGCGAGCACCAATGGAGATTTCTCCTGGTGGACGCTTTCAATATTTTGGACCTAATGGTCAGGATATGGGTAGAGGCTCTGGTCCCACGTGGGATAAAGCAACTATTCAACCTGTGTTTGTATCTGAGAATATTGAATATACC